ATTGAACAAATTACCGATTACATTAATGAATTGTTAGATGCACAAGAAAAAGGCGATTTAGACTATTCATTATGTATCATGTGGGATTCTGTTGGTTCAGTTCCTTGTAAGATGACTTATGAAGGTAAAGGAGGTAAACAACACAATGCAAGTGTTTTGGCGGACAAGATAGGAATGGGAATCAACCAAAGAATTTCAGGTTCTCGTAAAGCGGATTCAAAATTTGAGAATACTTTGATTATCGTAAACCAACCTTGGGTAGAATTACCTGACAATCCATTTGGACAACCAAAAATTAAAGCAAAGGGTGGTGAAGCAATTTGGTTAAATTCATCATTAGTATTCTTATTTGGAAATCAAAAAGGGGCAGGAACAACAAAGATTACTGCAACTAAAGACAAACGTACAGTAAAGTTTGCATCAAGAACAAAAGTGTCAGTTATGAAAAACCACATTAATGGACTTGGGTTTGAAGACGGAAAGATTATTGTAACACCACACGGGTTTTTACCTGGAAAAGAAGCTTCCGAAGAGAAGGCTTCGATTGAACAATACAAAAAAGAATATGCTGAGTATTGGAAAGAAATAATTGGAGTTGATGGTGACTTTGATTTGAAATCAGAAAAAGAAGAAGTAGAGTAAGAACCCTGTAATAATACAGAAATGACAAAGACGTTATTGGTTGACGGTAACAACCTATTAAAAATTGGATTTCACGGTGTTAAAGATTACTTTAACAAAGGTGAACATATTGGAGGTCTTTGGCACTTTCTAAATACATTACGTAGGTTCATAGACGAAGAAAACTTCTGTAAGGTAGTTGTATTTTGGGACGGAGAAACAAGCTCTTCACAGAGAAGGTTAATCTACCCAAAATATAAACTTCACCGAAAGTCTCCTGAAAATGAAATGAAGGAGGAATCATTTAACAAACAAAAACATAGAGTAAAGGAGTACCTTGAAGAAATGTTTGTAAGACAAGTCGAGTTCCCAAACTCAGAGGCTGATGATTTAATTGCATATTATTGTCAAATATCTAAAGGAGAAGATAAAACTATTTTTAGTGGAGATAGAGACCTTACACAGCTTATTACAGATGATGTGACTATCTATTCGCCTAATACCAAGAAGTATTATAAGAAGGGAGATAAAATTAAATTAAAAGAAATTGAAATCCCACACTATAACGTTAAAACATTTAAAATAATATCTGGTGACAAATCAGATAATATTGATGGTATCTATTACTTAGGTGAAAAAACCATTATCAAATTATTTCCTGAGCTACTTGAAAAAGAAGTTTCTTTTACCGATATTTTAACAAAGGGTGAAGAACTCTTAAAAGAACAAAAAGAAAATACGGTTTTAAAAAATTTACTGACGGGTAAAACAAAAGAAGGTATTTTTGGTGACGAGTTTTTTGAAATCAATAAAAAGATTGTAGATTTATCGGAACCACTAATTAGTGAAGAAGGAAAAAAATTAGTAATGGCATATTACTCTGAGTCATTGGATCCTGACGGAAGAGGGTATAAGAATCTAATTAGAATGATGATGGATGATGGATTATTTAAATACCTACCTAAAGGAGACGAACAGTGGGTATATTTTTTAAAACCATTTTTAAAGTTAACAAGAAAAGAAAAAACAAAGTTTAAAACAAAAAAGTAAAATTATGAAAGAGCAGAATGATGTAACAAAGGTTGAGTTCTTAATCACGCTAAACAACAACTTTGTAGTTCAAAGATTCTTTAACGTAAAAGGGTATAACCCTAAAGTTAAAGGTAGTGTAGAATTGTATGATTTTATAAAATCACTTTCAAACACACTACAAACAAAACTACGAAACAAATGTGTTGTTTATATGCTTGAGAACAGATTCCAAATCGAAGAGGACTCATCAATCCTTGAAACGTCAAATACAGATGGACCTGAAATATTTAACATTATTTTAAAGGTTGGAAATGAGACAATTTGTCATAGAATTATTGATGCGAAACTGTACCCACCAAAAGTAAGATATACGCTGGATGTACGCCCAGACATAAAAAACATTTTAAGAGAGTTGACTGACATTTTATCAGAGAAAAATTTATCTTTTGAGATGATGAATTATTCATTAGTTTAACAATATTTATTAAAACAAGGAACAAAATCTCAACAATATGTCAGACAAAAAAAACTTCGGATACTTAGGAAATACTTTTCAAATTCAATTATTAAATAACATTATTACTTACAAAGATTTCTCTAATTCCATCATAGAAGTTATAGATCCTCACTACTTTGATAATCAATATTTTAAAATCATTTGTCAGATGATTAAAGAATATTATTCTAAGTATGAGCATACACCGACATTTGATACCCTTGAACAGTTGACTAAGTCAGAAATCAGTTCACCGATGGCTCAAAAGAGTATTTTAGACACATTAAATCAGGTTAAGAACGTATCTGACGAAGGTTCAATCTTTGTTCAAGAAAAATCCCTTAAATTCTGTAAACAACAAGAACTCCAAAAAGTAATGACAAAGGCTCAATCAATCATCGATAAAGGTGATTTCGAGAGTTATGATAAGTTAGAAGAAATGGTTAGGGGAGCACTTCAAGTTGGTGAAGTAGATAAGGGAACTACGGATGTGTTTTTTAACCTTGATGAGGTATTGGATGATGATTACAGACACCCAATTCCAATTGGAGTACCTGGCATAGATAACCTATTAAAAGGTGGACTTGCTAAAGGTGAAATCGGTGTAATTTTAGCACCAACCGGTGTTGGTAAATCAACGTTTACAACAAAGATTGCTAACCACGCATTTAACTTAGGGTATAACGTTCTTCAAATATTTTTTGAGGACAACCCAAAAATTATCCAAAGAAAACACTTTACACTTTGGACTGGAATACACCCCGACGACCTTTCTGAAAATAGAAAAGAAGTTACTGAAAGAGTCAAAGAAATTCAATCAACAAGAAAAAATAAGTTGATTATGAAAAAATTGGCATCTGATACTGTAACAATGAATCAGATTAAAAATCAGGTTAGAAAAATGATTGCCGAAGGGATAAAGGTTGATATTATTATTTTAGATTATATTGATTGTGTTGTACCGGACAAAATGTTAGGTGATGAATGGAAGAGTGAAGGATCAGTAATGCGAGGATTTGAAGCAATGTGTCACGAGTTGGATATCGCAGGATGGACAGCAACGCAGGGTAATAGAAATTCAATTTCATCTGAAGTTGTAACCACAGATCAAATGGGGGGTTCAATCAAGAAAGCACAAGTTGGACACGTTATTATAACAGTGGCTAAATCGTTACAACAAAAAGAAATGAATTTAGCAACGATTGCAATAACTAAATCAAGAATCGGTAAAGATGGAATTATCTTTGAAAATTGTAAGTTTGACAATGGTATGTTAGACATAGACACTGAACAAAGTGTTACTTTCCTTGGTCATGAAGAACAAAAGGAAGAAAAGAACAGGAACAGAATAAAAGAACTGTTGGAAAGAAAAAAACAAAAAGAACAAGAATCTTAAAATAAATTATTAAAATAAATTAAAAATGGATATTTCGCAAAAAATATTAAGTGACATTACTGTCTTTATGAAATACGCTAAGTTTCAACCCGAAAAGAATCGGAGAGAGACTTGGGAAGAGTTGGTAACACGTAACAAAGAGATGCACCAAAGAAAGTACCCACACATCAAAGATGAGATTGAAGAGGTATATAAAATGGTGTACGACAAGAAAGTTTTACCATCTATGAGATCTTTACAATTTGGTGGAAAGCCAATTGAAATCTCACCAAACAGAGTTTATAATTGTGCATATATGCCAATCGATCACGTTGACTCGTTTTCTGAAACAATGTTTTTACTTTTAGGTGGAACAGGAGTTGGTTACTCAGTTCAAAAACACCACGTTGAAAAACTACCAGATATTAAAAAACCAAATCCTGAAAGAACAAGAAGATACCTTATTGGTGATTCTATTGAAGGGTGGGCAGATGCCATTAAAGTATTAATGGAATCATATTTAGGTTATAAGTCATCAACACCTATATTCGACTTTTCAGATATTAGACAAAAAGGTGAGATGCTTGTAACATCAGGGGGAAAGGCTCCGGGCCCTCAACCATTAAAAGATTGTATCCATAACATTACAAAAGTATTGGATAACAAAAAAGATGGAGAAAAACTAACACCAATTGAAACTCACGATATCGTATGTCATATTGCGGATGCAGTACTAGCGGGTGGTATCAGACGTGCGGCTCTTATCTCATTATTTTCGGCAGATGATGAAGAAATGATTTCTTGTAAATCAGGAAGTTGGTGGGAACAAAACGCACAAAGAGGTAGAGCAAATAACTCGGCGGTTCTTCTTCGTCACAAAATCACAAAAGAATTTTTTATGGATTTGTGGAAACGTATTGAGTTGTCAGGCGCAGGTGAACCTGGAATCTACTTATCTAACGATAAAGATTGGGGAACAAACCCTTGTTGTGAAATCGCACTACGACCATTCCAATTCTGTAACCTGTGTGAGGTTAATGCATCAGATATTGAATCACAAGAAGATTTTGATGCGAGAGTTAGGGCAGCATCATTCATCGGAACATTACAAGCCGGATACACTGACTTTCATTACCTAAGAGATATTTGGAAAAGAACGACTGAAAAAGATGCTCTTATCGGTGTTGGAATGACAGGTATTGGATCAGGTGTTGTTTTAGGATATGATATGAAAAAAGCGGCTAAGATGGTTAAAGAAGAAAACGAAAGAGTTGCTGGTCTTATTAAAATTAACAAA